TTGAGCAGGTTCATGTTTTCGTCCTGTCGTGAATCCGGAATTCGACGCTGCCGCCGTCCAGAATGGCGAGATAGGCCTCCAAGATAGCGTTGTGAGCAGCGAGGATGCGCTTGACGGTGTAGGAGCAGGCCTGTCGGGTGATGCCGCAGGCCTCGGCCGCCGCGGTGCGGGTGGCGCCGTCGACAAGCACCATCCGGGCCGCCTCGCGGGTGCGGGCCCGGGTGCGCAGGAAGTTGGCGGTCGCGTCGTACTGCTCGGCGGTCATCAGGGCTCGCGAGCGGGTCATCGCGCCCCCTGGATCGCGTCGAGGGCCGTGTCGATTCCGTCGGACACCCATGCAACGTGGATCGGCGTGTCCTCGAGGCCCAGGTTGCGGGAAAGTTCGTACCGGCAGTCGGCCTCGTTGATCGCGGTGTTGATTGCCTCGGCAATGAAGTCGGCGTCGACGGTCAGGACGGAGAGCCACGCCGGCGGCGCGTCAGGGAAGGCGGCCAGCAGCTTGTCCGTGTCCAGAAACGCGCCCGGCCCCCACGATGACCCGCGAAACACGCCGGCCAGGTCGATCGCGAGGGGCGCCTCGCCGGTCTGCTCCGTGCCGGCGATGTTGACGATAAGGGTGATGGTCGGGGTCATGGGTCAGCCCTCGCTTTCGGACGATTCCACAAAACCCACGTACTCGCAGTCGCGCTCGACCGCCTCGATCATGTCACCGTCGGTGCCGTCCTGCACTACCGGGACCGCCTCGGAGCCGTCGATGTCGGCGCGGTAGACCCGGTAGCCGGGGCGATTGTCGCGGTGGTGCTCGTAGCGCAGCGTGTAGGACAGGTCGTAGACGCCGCCGGCCTGCTCGTCGGTCAGGCGGGCGGCGGTTTCCGGGGTGCCGTCCGATCCATACCAGCCGGGCAGGTCGGCGGTGTCGGCGTAGATCATGCCGGACGAGTTGTCGATCAGGATGTAGCGGGCCACGGTTCACTCCTTCCCTTCGGCGGCGGCGATCGCGGCCCGAGCGGCCGTGGCGCGCTCGGACCACCTGTCGGTGACGCCGGGCTTGCCCCCGGTGGCGATGGTGAGGGCGTCGTGCTCGCGGAGCATGCCGCGCAGGGCGGCGAGCAGGCGAGGGGCGGCGGCGACAAGGTGGGCGTTCGCGAGCAGTTCGTCCGGGTCGCCGTGGACGACGCTGGCGAGGAAATAGTCGCGCTCGGGGTTGCCGCCGTCCACGTCGTCGATGGCGCTTTCGCAGCCGCTCGGCCAGCGGCCGTTGACGGAGCCCTCTACGACGAACCACGGGCCGGGTGTGTGCTTGGTCATGTCGATCCCCAGGTCCGGCTACCGGCCGGTGCGGTGTTGCTCCATGCAACGATGCCATTATCGCGCAGTCTAAGTGTTGCGTCTGCTTTCGATTCATGACATCGCAACAGATAGATATTGCGGTGAGTGATAACGCGACCGGGGAAACGATGGGCAGACTGGCCGCATGAAGAAGCCACCTACCTCTGCGGCGGCGGCTGGATCGAAGAAGCCCCGCGCCAAGACGCTCTCCGACCGCCAGCAGCGGTTCGTCGACGAGTACCTGATCGACCTGAACGCCACCCAAGCGGCGATTCGCGCCGGATACAGCAAGCGGACTGCCGGCCAGCAGGGGTTCGACTTGCTGAAAAAACATGAAATCGCGGCTGCCGTTGCCGAGCGTCAGCTCGAACGGTCGAAGCGCACCGGCATCGACGCCGATTGGGTGCTGCGCCGGCTGGCCGAGGAATCGGACGCCGACCTGGCCGACCTGTATGACGAGGCGGGCAGCCTGCGCCACCCGAAGGACTGGCCGCTCGTGTGGCGCAAGGGCCTGGTGGCCGGCGTGGAAACCTTCATGGTGCCCAACGGCGAGAAGGACGACGACGGCAAGCTGATCTATGCCGAGGTCCGAAAGGTCAAGCTCGCCGACCGCACGAGGCTGATCGAGTTGATCGGCAAGCACGTCCAGGTGTCGGCATTCCGCGAGCAGGTGGGCCTGTCCGATCCGCAGGGCGGGCCGGTCCAGGTGGCCGTCGCAGCCGAATTGCCGGCCCTCAAGAAGGCGCTCGAACGTGTCCGCAACGGGTCTTGACGAGCGCGATGCCACCCTGGCGGCGCTGATCGACGCGCTCGTTGATCGCGTGCAGGCCGCGAGCATGGACGATGCGGTCCGCGAGTACGGGGCGATCCACGACGACCTGGTGGGCGCCCCGGCGGCGCTGCTCG